ACCAGTGTCTTCAATTTCTTTTTGCCAAGTAATATTATACATTATATGTGACTACCCTTATCCATTTGCATAACATATGATGTACCGGAAACCATAGGTACAGATGCATTATGACTGGGACCAGCCGGCATTCCAGTAAAAGCACTAGAGAAACGACCATTTGTAGCTGCGCTAGGAATAGCTGGCCATTGTCTGTCAAACAAATAACTCGAGGTTGAAGTATTAACTTGGAATATTTGATTGTAGATCAAAGCGGGGTTTACTGGTGATCCTGAGCTTGCGTTATCTGCTCTCATATCGCACCTTGACCCTGCAACTAACCAAGCCCTTAAATTTGTTGAAGTCTCCGAACCGCCGAGCCCAATCACCAATCCTTGACTAGTAAAAGATCCAATGTTTCCAGTCCCATGTAGGTTTGCATTATCTATTCCAACAAATGTTTGAGGGGCCTTACCACCAGTAGAAGCTGTTCCAGCGGTAAATTGAGCATATGCTCCTTTATTTCTACCTCCATAAAAATTTGACATAGATATCTGCCCTGACGTGGGTATGTTATTATTTTTAGTAACAGCAATAACAAAACTGCCCCCTCTATAAAACTGACTCATAGATACATTACTAGAAGGCGATCCAAATTCTGCTCTAACGTCATTCAAAGAAATTTGGCCGCTGGTTGGAAGGGTCATTGAAATTTTTCTCCTATACTAAATGTGAGTTCTTAAAATATATTATTCCATTCTCGTAGTCAAATTCGTGTGGATTACCAAGCAATTCCTCTGGTGACATTTGACCCATTCTTGCCCAATTCGTGTGTCCAAACTTAGCTTTACATAATTTATCTACTGTGTGTGGAGGCACTTCAGACAAAGCATCGATAACACCAGGAATGTTCTTTGGTGTTTCCATTTCCTCCGGTATCCAATCTATCTCAAACTCGTCCATCATTCTTTCATAGCATACGGATCAGTTGATAGCATACGCTGTTTCTTATCCGGTTGCTTTCCTAGTATAATATCTTCCATGTTTTTGTGTAAATAGTTTGCCATGTGTCCCGCTATGTTATCTTGAGATAGTGTGTCTACAAGATCTTTCAAGGACTCACCGTGTTGTAAACATCTTGATATTAGTTTGCCCGATGCTCTAAGTTCCCTGTCTAAATATGAATCTGTTGGTTTAATTTTAATCCAAAAGGCCATAGGTGTAAGACCTGATTTGCTAGCAATATAATCTAATGTGCCAACTACTCTACGCCCGTCTATTGGAATAGCGAAAGTTGCACACATCATCCTGTTAGGGATTTCTTTTCTCACTCGGTTCTCCTTAATTAAAGTCATCTCGATGTCCCTCGATAAATTGATACAAAGAAATGTTAGTTTCTTTGACCTGTTGTATCTCTAACCACATCGTTTCAATAACATTATACAGTGTATACGTAGTCACTGTATTTGCAATCAATAATCCTATTGATATTAAAAATATGATCCACGTCAACACATTGTTGGTAGACCAGCTTACTTTTATATTAAAATCTTTCATATTTATGCTCCTTTAGGCCATTTTAATTGTTCAGCAGGTATTCCCACCCAGGGGTTATTCCAATGGTGCCATTCATCATACGGTTTTGGAATATAGTCCCAAGAAGAAAACATTAAACTTACTCTAAAATCTCTTCTTAACGGATCTATGTTTTTATATTCATTTGTTGCATGATAAATTGGTTTGTTGAAAAACACTAAATGATTTTCTTTTGGCTTTACAATAAGCATTCTGCTTGAATCCATGGGTTGATAGTTTGTATCATTAATCGGTCTTCCTTCTACATATGTATTGTTAGGTAGTATTAACAACTCACCACCTTCCATTTTAGGATCAACAGAAATGTATAAAATATGTGTGTTTAATGGAAACTGTCTAGCAAATTGAGGTTCTTCAGGACTATCATTTTCACTTATATATTTTTTCATAAACAACTCGTTAGCATCTACGTGCCATAAAGTTGGTTCTTGTCCTCTAGGGTTCCTTATCCAATACTCAACGTGATTGTCTTGTCCAATTAACTTAACAATAGCTTTTTCAATTTTGTTTCTAGGAGGAACATCTTTAGGTTTAAAATTATAGGATGGCCAATAATCTACATCATCACCAATATACTCTTGCAGTTCTTCAAAGTCTCTTTGACTTAAAACATTTTTTGCATATTTAATATGTTCAAGATCTTCCATTAGATTGTTTCTCCTGTCTTCATCCATCTTGGTTCTATTCCGCCCTCAACGTTTTCTCTACATTGATTTGCAGGTAACATAACCCATCCTTCACAGTCACACTGGGGACAATTAAATTCCTGCCTGCGTACAAACTCACTTTGTATAACTATATAGCCATTGCCTGCGCAACGTGGGCATATAGCCTTAACCTCGTGCTCGCCCGTTAGATCTACCATTTTTCTTTTTCATCTCTTTCTCTAATAAAAACTCTATTACTTTCTGTACACTAACAGGTACCTCAAATCTTTTTTGAGCTAAACTCATTAGTTTATTGTGTGTATCCATAGATACAGACACTGATTTAAATTTACTTATATCTGGCATTTTCTTTCCTTTGTTGTGTTATTATATGGGATTATATAGAGCAATTATTATATTTGACAATAGTTTATTTTAATTTATTTTATATATAATTTCTCACTACATCAGGTGTCGGCAGGCCCCTTTACTCATTAACTGCCGGCACTAATTTCTTTTAAAAACATAACTATCTTCTAAATAATTAAAAGTAACTTTGCCATTGACATGTTGCACATGTTTAGTTTTACACGTCAAACATTGATAAACTCTTTCTTCTGCTACTAATCTAACAAAAGGAACATAGTTTTCACATTGATCGCAAACTCCCAAAGTAATCTCAACAGGACTATCGTTACTGTATGTCACCCCAGCTATCTCCTTTTTCATAGTCTACTTTGTTGGGAACTTGTAACGATACAGCCTCTTCCATGATTCTAATAATTTTTTCTGCTTCTTCTCCTGTTTGTACTGAGATATCCAATTCATCATGTATTTGTACATGGGGTATAACTCCTTCCTGATACAACGCTAACATAGATTTTTTTGTCATGTCAGCTGCTGATCCTTGTATTAATTTATTTAATGCTTTGTATGTAAACGCCCGCTTGATCCCCGGTCCATGCTCCCTGAGTGCCTCTGCGTGTTTCAGTGGTTTCTTGATACCAAAACCATGCGGCTCCCACATATCAAAATGACATAGTCTACCACCAATTGTACGTATTTTACCACTGTCATCTGCTCTTCTAGCTACAGCCTCTGATAACATTTTAACAAAAGGTGCCTTCTGATGATAAGTCTTGAGTAGTTTTTCTGCCGCGTCCTTCATCAAACCTAGCTCTGCCATAAGCTTATTCTTGCCCATGCCATACATTATACCAAGATTAATTGTCTTTGCTTGTTTACGATTGATACCGGCCATGTCAGCTATCATCTGGTGAAAGTCTGCGCTGCCATCATTGTAAGCATCTACAATAGTTTGTGTTCCTTCCATACGCATAAGAGAAGCGAAGTGAACTAAAATTCTTGGCTCCTGTTGGCTGTAGTCAAAACAACCCCAAGTGTGTTTCTCTTCTGGTATAAACAAACTTCTAATCAACGGTCCAAGTTCCTTGTGTCGTGCAGGTATCTGTTGAAGATTAGGATTATTATAACTAAACCTACCTGTAACCGTGCCGCCCTGGTCAGATCTTATTTGATTTATCTCTGCGTGTATCCTACCTTTGTGTTCGTGTTTCAGTATTGTATCAATAAAAGTTGTGTTTGCTTTGTTGATCTCTCTTGCTTGATTAATTAATTTTGGTAACTCAGCAGGGTGAGTTGCCAGGAAATTTTTTGTAAAAGATGGTGCTCCTTTTTCTGTCCTGTCGTACGGTAGTTTTATTTTTTCAAACGCTTTTGCTATAGATGCAGCAGCCCATATCTCTACATCAAACCCTGTTATCTTTTTAATATCGTGTAATAAATTTTTCTCCGTTACAATCAATTGTTCTTTGACAGCAGATGCTTTTGCAACGTCAACTCGTACACCTTTAAATTTCATATCTACTAAACATGGAAACAAATTAGTTTCTAAATTAAACACGTCCCACAGATCTTGTTTTGATATCTCGTGTTGCAACGCGTGCCACAACTTCAATGTCATCTCCGCGTCTTTCTCTGCATACTCGCCAACAAACGGTGCAGGTAATCTCCACATCTCTGCTTTAGGATTGACACCAAAATCTTTTGCAGCTTCTTGTAAAAGCTTTTCGTTCTTGCGCATATTGATATAATCTTTACCAACAGAATCTAATGTGTAACTAAATCTATTCTCATCAATTAAACTTGCAGCAATCATTGTATCAATGATGCCACCATTAATGTGAAAGCCAAGTGATCTAATCCAAGACACATCATACATCGCATTGTGAAATATTTTTGTAGCTGTGTTGGATAATAATTCTTCAAACCAATCCAGAACTAATCCTCGATCCATGTTCCCACCACCTTCATGCGCGATAGGAAAATAGCCGGACCAGCCTTCGACTGCGACCGCTATGCCAACTATCTCCCCATCTCCTCTAACCGAACCCGACCCTATTGTGGTCAAGTTGGGATCTCTTGTTTCTAAGTCTATTGCTATTTCTGCATGACTAGATAAATCTGGTAATCTGTCTGGTGGCACCCATTCTGTTTCTGGTGTGAATAGTGGTTGTTGTAGTGTCCTCAACTGTAGTCCCTTTCGATTATCATATCGATAAAATGTTTTGCTTTCTCGAGGTCCTCTTTACCTCTTTTATCTTGATGTCTAACTATATATTTTATAGCACAGCCTTCGGGGAATAACAACTTGTTTTTATTGATGAATTCGCTAGGCTGTATAACGTATTTTTTGTAGTGGTCGCCTCCGACCTGGTTATCATATGCGCTCATAGCATGTATGCCCTTTCATAATTTTTTGGTTCTAATATGTGT